TGGATATATATCTTGGAACACAATTGTAATGTATGTAATGCCAGTTGTGATATTTTCCATTGTTATTTTGATGAATAATAACTATTATAAACAACACAATAATTATTATCATTAAAATTAAATTTCAATTTAGAAAAAAATATTTTTTAATTTCTTTAATATAATATATAATAATATGAAATTTTTAGGTATTTTAATTGTATTTGTAATCATTATGATTTTTTGCTTAATGGTTCGTAATAATGTTGAATATTTCGGCGATTGTCCTTTAACACATCCTTTAGATGAAGCAATGTCACAAAATAATACAATGTCATTAAATGGTAAAACTGGAAATTGTGCCGTTCCATATCCTCCAAATGGTTATCCTAAAACTAAATGTTTTAGTTGTGAAAGTCAATCTATGAGAACATACGGAACACCAAGATATGGTATTGATACTAAATCAATAGATGCAGAGGAAACTTCTAAACAAGTATTTGGAACATATAAATATGGTGAAACTTCTAGTTGTTTTGATTGTGAATAATTAATTTAATATTTCTCTTTTAATTGTATTATAAGGTATTTCTTCAATTGTGACATCAGTCGCATATTTTTCTTTTACATATAACACTAATTCATTATATTTATTACGATTTTCTATATATAATTTTGAAGCATATTGATTAAATGGATCATTTTCATTAGGATAAGTTAATAATTGTGGAATAAAAATTGTAAATATTTTTTCAAAATTAAACACTGGTGTCCAAGTTGAATTTAAAACATCTAAACAAATACTTCCATATTCATACGCAATATTAGGATGAAAAATTGGTGTTAAAAATACAATACTAGGTGATTTAAATGGATAATCATTAGGAACCATCATTCTTAACCAATAATTGCTGTCTTCATACAATGTATCTTTTGGTCCTTCAAAGTAAATATAATAAGTATTCAATTCTTCATTTGATTGAATATAATGTATACCTGCTAATGATAATTTAGTTAAATCACCTGATAATCTTTTTAAATGTATATTATTCATACTTAGATTTAATAAAAATAATTTTTTAATTTATTTATTAAATAATTATTTTATGACAATGTTCTAATAATACGATAATAAATTTGAATACCATTTTTTGGTGTATATCTTGTTATCTTAAATATATCTTTTTCTTTACAAGCAAAAAATCTTGAAATTTTATCATTAATATCCATTTTTGGTAAATTACTATCTTTTATATCATAATGTGATAACAAATTATGTCTCTGTTCATCATTTAATATTTCAAAAGTTGATTGTCTATCGTGAATAAGAGGATTATAAGTCCAATCACCTAAATAAATTTCAACAACATTTTCACCATTAATGTCACTATCTTTTTTAGTAGGTGATTTATCAGCAACTAATATGATTACATTTATATCTTTGTATTTTGAATATTTTGTTTCATTTGTTTGATTACTATTTTTCTTTTTACCACTTGATTTCGCAACTTGTTGACTTTTTAAAATGATATAATTATCATTTAATTTAAATTCGATAATATCATCATTTTTTCCAAATTCTTTAAATAAATTATCATCAATTTCAATACTATTATTGATATATTTTCTTTTCAAAAACATATCTTTGATGATTTCATAAGATATTTCAAACATATTTTGGAAAGTATTTTCAGTAGTCATTTTATCTAATATAGATAATTATATTAATTTAAATTCAATTTATTTTTAATTTTTTCTTTTTTTGGTTTATAGCAATTCATATTTATACAATTAAAAGTAAAAATAAAATATATATATATATACCATACAATGGATGAAAGTTATGAATTTTTTTATGAATATTTAAGTAATGGATTATTTAAAATTTTTATAGAATTATATCAAGATAGTAAAAAAATAAAATCTCCATATAATCATTTAAAAAATTTTCAATTGGCATTAGGTGAATGTGTTAAATGGACAGATGTTGTGTATCAAAATAAATGGGAAGTCATTTCTAAACAAAGTAATTGTGATTATTTTGATGATTATTTAAAAATTATCTTTTATACAAAACTTAAATATTTAATTGAAAATTGTATTCTAGACCGACAAAATAATAATTTAAATTTAAATGATTACATTCCACCATCTAATATTGAATTTTTAAAAAAAGTGACAATATATAGTGCAAAAGAATTTTATAAAAATCCATTTTTATTTGATGATAAAAATATTAATAATAGAAGAATAAATAAAAATAGAGAATTAATTAAAGATATTATTAGTAAATCTATTCGTTATATAATTCAATTATCTTTACCAACAAAATGTTTTGTCAATCATTATAATCCAAATGAATTAATTAGAAAAGTTAATGAATTAACATCGATGAATAATTTTAAAACAATTGGTATCACACAAAATCAAACAGAAGCACAAACTACTTTGATTGAACCTAGTAAAAAAAATAATGAAAATACAATTAATAAATTAAATGAAATCACTGACCAGAATGAATTAATAAAATTATATCAAACAATGTTATTAAATCAATTAGTTCAACAAAATCAACAACAATTCAATCTACACAATAATCATTTAACATTAAAACAACATACTCTTAATAATACTGAAACATCAACAAATAATAACAAAGAAGATACTGATAAAATAAGTGATAATGAAAGTAGTAGAAAAAGTGAAAGTAAAAAAAGTAATTTAGACAAATTAAAAAGTGTTTTAACAAATAATGAAAATTCAAGTAGTGAAGAATTAGCAACAGATAGTGAAAAATATATTGAAGAAACAGATAAAGAAATTTCTAATAGTGAAAATGAAAATGAGAGTGAAAGTGAAAAAACAAAAGAACAATTACATCAAAATTTAGATAAAGAACATTTATTAAAAATAAATAACGATATTCCAATTGTTAAAAAAAAAAGTAATCCAACAATAATTAAAGTTGTTGTTGATGAAATGCCTTTATCAAATAATATTCAAAGTATTATAAATGATTCAAAAATGTATAATGAAAAAAAACAAAAAAATAATGATATTAGTAATTTGTCAGAAACACAAAAACAAATTGCCAAATATACAAGTAATAAATACAAAAAACAATTAAAAGAAATGAATAACAAATTAAAAAAAGTTAATAATAATCCAAAAATTAATGTAAAAGATAAAGTGGAAATGTCTCCTTTGTTTCATAAATTAAAAAAAACAAATCAACAAAAATTAAATGATAATGACAATATTGATATTAATTCAATTAAAAATGCCAAGAAAATAGTAAATAAAAATCATCAAAAAACACAATTAGATATTATTAAAAGTATTAGTGTTGCTAGTAAACATACCAATTTTCAATCATTATCAGATAATGAAAATTCAACATTAATTCAAGAAAAATTAAATAGTGAAATAAATAAGTCACCTGTTTTGAAAAAAAATAAATAAAAAAACGCTTTTAGAGTTTTTTTATTTATTTTCTTCAACGAAAAACAAAATATAACGCCTACGGCGTTATATGTTGTTGTTTTGTTAATTTAACGATTAACTACAAATAACATTGTTATTTGTAGTTAATCTCAAATAACCGAAAAAATTAATCAATCAACCAAAGGTTGATTGATTAATTTGTTTTGTTAAAAAAAAATAAATAATTAATAACATAAAAAATTTATTAATACATAGTTGAATTGATAAATTTTTTGAATAAAAATATATATATATATATTATATGAGTATATATCCTTGTAATTTTAATGATGCTTGGGGACCATTAATTCCACCATCTAAACCTTCAAATTATAACAAACAAACAAATGAAACTAAAAAAATAATGCAAGATACTACAACTTATTCTCCATTATCAAATCAAGTCCCAAAACCAAATAATGAATATAATAAAGATAATAATTTAGATGTCCAAAATGATGAAAAATATATCAAAGGTGGCAATTATATAAATAAAAATTATAATAGATTAGAGACAATGAATAATGCAGAATTAATGGAACATATTCAAAATGTAGAAAAATATATGAAAGAAATATTATATACATTAAAAATGAATAAAATGGAACAATTAGATTCTGAATATATTAATAAAAATAAAATGAATGAAATGGCAATATATATTGTAATTGCGATTATTGTTTCATATATTGTATTTAAAATTGCGAATAAATAATCAATAAATAACTTTTGTGTTTAAATAAAAATAAATCATTAAAATCGCTGAAAGCGATTTTAATGATTTATTTTTTCTTCAACGAAAATCAAAAATTACGCCTACGGCGTAATTCTTGATGTTTTGTTAAATAAAAATTAAAGCACAATAAGAAAAAAACTTTGTTTTTTCTTATTGTGGGTTTATTTAAATCGCTGAAAGCGGTTTAAATAATTAATTTTAAATATAATTAATAATGAATAATTTAGAAGAATTATCAGTAGATATACAAAATTTAGAACCATTTATATGGTTTTATGACCATGATTATAATAAAATAATTGAAAAAATAAATGATAATGATTTTATAGAGAATTGTTCTCAATTTAAAGATGAAAATAATAATAATTTAATTCATTATTTATTTTTTCAATTAGATAAAATAAAATTTACAAAGAATACATTTTATTTATTAAAATGGTTAATTCATAAATGTAAAGTATCTATTAATCAATGTAATTCTAATAAAAATAGTCCATTTTATTATTATATGGATTATTGGTTTCAAAAAAACTTTGAAACAGATATGTCTAAAAATGAATTAAATTTTGAAATTGGTTATGAATTCTTTGTTGAGAATGGTTTAGATTTAAATATATCAAATTCATTTAATGAAAATATATTACATATATTTTGTCATATTCCTGAATTAAATAAAAAAAATTATTTATTAACTTTATTTAAAAATATTTTTAACAAACATTCTCATTTATTAAAACAAAAAAATAATAATAAACAATTACCATTACATATCGCTTTAAGTAGTTTTAGAAATAATGAGAACAAGGATTTATTAAATATAATATTTAAAAAAACAATTGAAATATATCCACTTTGTATATCAAATACAGATAATAAAGGTAGAAATATTTATCATTTATGTTTAGAATATTCACATATACATTTATGTAAATATATTTTGAATGAAAAAAATTATTCAAAATTGATTACATTGCCTTTACAAAATGAAAATGCGACTCCAAATGTGTTTATTATTTTAATCAATAAACATAAAGAATTAATTGAATATATATTTAATTTATATCCAAAGTTATTTACTTTAAAAGATAAAAAAGATAAAAATGTATTTGATATTTTATATAATTATTATTTATTAACAGAAGATATATTTTATTATGAACTCTTTATTAAAATTCATAGTATGATCGGCAAAATATTTAATGATCTGACTTTAAATGAAAAAGAAAAAATTAATGAGACATATTTAAATCTAATTAATTTTCAACAATATAAAAATTATTTTTGTTATATTTGTTATTCTAAATTTGAGGATATTCGAAATTGGGAAAAACCTTTTGTTTGTAAAAATCATCCAAATCAATTATTTCATAAAAATTGTATCAAAGAATATTTAAAAGTTATTCAACCAAATAAATTTTGTCCAATGTGTAAATTTTATTAAATTTCTTCTATAAATTTAAATATTATTTTACAATTATATATATCTTTTAATATAGGACATTGACAATCTTCTTTTTTTATATATCTATGTAAAAATTGTATATATTTACATATATATTCGTGAATAAAACTTGTTTTTAATAATTCTAATGACATTACATATGAATTAATATTTTGTGTATAAATGTAATCAAAATCTGAATAATTTAATAAATAATTTAATGAATAAAGATAATCAAATGTAATATCATTTAACACATAATTGTATATTTTACATTTATTGTCATAAATTGTAATTTTGATATAACGATTTAAATTTTTATCTAATTTAACCAAAATTGTATCACTAATACTTTTTTTCATTGGATACGAATTTTTTACTTCATTATCTATTTGTTTTAAATGAATACTTTGTTTAATATTTAAATTACTAGTATTATTAACAATAATTTTTATATAAAAATGTAAAAAATATTTTTTGAGTATTTCAATAAATGTTTTATAACAAATTGACATACAATTTTGATTTTCAAGTGTTTGTTGATTTAATAAAACCATTTCAATATTTTTATTTGACATATTATATATAAGGAATGGAAACTATATTTGATGGAAATTATTATTTAAATTCACAAATAAGTGTTTTACAAAGTAAATATAAATATATATTTT